AAATTAGCTAAAGCGTCCTGGTGACTCAAGTTAAGTGAAGGATTGCCTTCAGATTTTATTTCTATAATTCTATATGCTCGTGTACTCATGTTTTTAATCTCCTTTATTTATTAATCGTTACAAGGGTAATCTTTCATACACCCGTAATAACTACCATCTTCGTATATCTTAGTTGGTTCTAGTGCATTAGCCTGGTATGACCACGCGTAACCTATTACTACACCCACGAACACAAGAAAAAATGCTGTTGTTTTACTCATGTTATTACTCCGATGCTTTTAGTTGATTGATATTCCTGTAACCTGTGACCGCATACAATACGTCGTTCAAAGTGTCGATATTATAGCCGTTTATACTTGTTATAACGCGTAAAGTGTCATCTGTTGCAATATCGGCGTCAACCATGTATTGCCATGTATTATCAAATTCTGTAGTTGTCACTTTGTTAACTCCTTGTTATTTTATACGTTACGTTAGTTATATTTTCGGTGTTATATCCACCGCCTGCAACTAGTGCAAGGTCACGTTTAATATATTCGACAGCATCACCGCCGAATATACTAGTATCAATTCTATAAACATCATTAAATACTAGGTTAGTTGCACTAGGTGTATCAGGGTGTTTTTCTGTTGTGCTATATTTTATAGTTGCATCATATTTATACATTATTTTTTACCTTTAATTGTAAAGGGTATATTAGTTGATACTTTAATACCGTTTAACTTGAATATAACTGGAATGTTACTTGTAATTTTCATTATTGCTCCTGATATAGTACGCCAGCATAGTAGCGATACTTTGTTACTGATTTGATGTAGCGAACCTGTATTTTGGTCATAACTTAATCCCTTCGTTATGATTATTTTATAGTGTAGCCATTGCTGACTGAATACATGGTAGCATAAGCATATGCATACTGTCAAGTGCTTATTATATAAAGTTATGCACAAGTGAATAAACGCCAAAATGAATAGATATACAGTATATTACATGTATAGAGTATAAACACGTTATATAGGCTTATAATGGCTTATACAGCGTATATACAACAGGTAGCAATACACCATACCCCGCCCAATAAATGGAATACATATACTAGTATTGTATCTATATAAGAGTATATATAGGTTATATAGAGGTATATAGAGTAATAGGTGACTATGTAATAGCAATGCTATGGCTTATATACAGCCGTATTACAGTCGTATTACATTACATCATATAACTCCCACCCCTTATACACGTATACACACTACATATACCTGTAGTAGTAGAAATATAAAAAGTTAGTGTCATTTCTATATATAGAGTAGTACCACCCTAGGGAACCCTTAAAACAGGGGTAGGGGTGTTTGAGCCAGAAGAGTTTAGAGCGTATTTCAGCGCGTGACACGATTATGAAAAGAGGATGTGTGTATGGATTTTATAGTTTCCCCTTTGACAAAGGTGTGTATACTGATACGTATAAGGAAACACGATGAGAGTTAATGTTTATATACGAGAAGAAGACGAAGAACTGTGGGCGGCGCTGGAGAACAAAAGCGAATGGATCCACAAACAACTTAATAAGGATGACTCTATACAGGTAGACGAAGTCGATACTTGGCATATAGGTAGTGAAGATAGTACACTTAAGTCATGAATTTAGCACAAACACTTCTAAATGTTGGTAGAGGAATAGCCCAGCCTTTTGCACAGATGGGCACTGGACTAGCCTATACACCTAAAGCTATCTACAGAGAACTACAAGGAAAACCTATAGATGATATACAGAGAAGAGTCTTTGGAACTAATGATCAAGGAACTATACTTAAAAATATTATCGGTAATACCGCACAGGTAGGCTTAACTGCGTTAGCTGGGCCTATGGCTAAAGCAAGCTTAGCTGCACCAACACTAGCTAAACAAACACTCTTTGGAGCGGCACAAGGCGGTTTACTTGGCGGAGCAATGAATCTAGCCAGCAGTACTGCACAGAACCAAAGAATAACTCCACAAGGCTTTTTACAAGGTGCTGCGTTAGGAGCTGGATTAGGTGCTGCAACTCCACTTGGAAGAGCAATGTATTTAAACGCTAAGGCAAACCCATTAGGCGAAGGCGGCTATATAAGTCTGCCTGGAGGAAGAAGAGAAGTTATTGTAAGAGACCCTCGAACCAGTCCTGAATTAGCCGACCAAGTAAAACGTGGGTTCTTAAGTGGTGACGTTAATCTCGTACAAGCTAAGAACATTGAATATGGCGGCGGGGTTAAAGCAGCTCCATTGCAAAGAGCACGCGTAGATTATTGGAAGAACATAATACTTAAACAAGGTATGGATCCTAATAATTCAAACAGTATAGATCCTTTAATTGTTTCATTAAATAAAAAAACTGGGCAGACGTTATTAGAAGATGGCAAACACCGTCTTCAAGCTATGCGTGAACTAGGTATTAAAGATGTACCTGTCATCGTACAGCGAGACCAACTACGTGGTGCTGCCCTACAAGCTCAACTAGGAAGGTAATATGACCCATCAAATTAAAGTGCCAGATTACGAACCATCTGATCGGCAAACTAAATTCCATACTAGTACTGCATTTGAAACACTTTACGGTGGAGCTGCAGGTGGAGGAAAGACTACCGCTATTGTGGCAGAAGCAATCACCTTTGCACTGCAGTGGCCCAAGTCACGTGTTTATATGTTTCGTCGTACTATCCCAGAGTTAAAGCAATCTATCGTACCAGAAATTTATAAACAGGCTTCCCAGTATATAGACTCAGGCGGAATGAAATACAACTCACAAGACAGAACCTTTGTTTTAAGAAACGGCTCAATCATTCAACTAGCTTATCTAGAGAACCCTGGAGATATGTTTAGATACCAGTCCGCAGAGATTCACCTTTTACTAATGGACGAGTTAACTCACTTTACCCAGGACGAATACGAATACCTAAAGACTCGTGTACGTTCTACAGGAGAGCATCCACTTAAAGTAATGGCCGCAACAAACCCTGGCAACGTAGGCCACGGCTGGGTTAAAGCTTATTTCATTGACATAATAACTCCAGAAACTATCTACACAGATAAAGCAGGCAACACTAGACAGTTTATTCCAGCTAAAGTAGACGATCACCCGATAGAAGCTTTCAGAAAGTCTTACTCTAAACAGCTTGAAAGTATCTCTGATCCAGATTTAAAGCGAGCACTCTTAAAGGGAGACTGGGATATATTTAGCGGACAGGTATTTACTGAGTGGGAAAGAGACAGACACGTAGTTGATCCATTCCCTATACCAAAGCACTGGACTAAGTGGTTAGCATATGACTGGGGCTACAACACATACGCTGCTTGCCTATGGCTTGCTAGAGATCCAGCCAATGAAAGAATATACGTCTACAGGGAATTCTATCCTCACGCAATGGCAGCTAGTCAACAGGCACAAACAATAAATGATTTGTCTGGAGAAGAACTAGTAGTTACTAAGTGGGCAGATCCTTCCCTATGGAAACAGCACGGATCAGTAGAGACAGGTGAAAGCGTAGCAATCATCTTTCAGAAAGCAGGACTAATCTTTCAGCCAGCAAATAATGACCGCATGAACGGTATGAACGCCGTACATGAATCTTTAGCTATTGCTCCAGATAACAAACCAAACCTACAAGTATTCTCTAGTTGCGTTAACTTAATAAGAACTCTTCCATCATTACCTTACGACATGCACAAAACAGAAGACGTTGATACCAGAGCTGAAGATCATCTTTATGACTGCTTAAGATACGCGCTAGTTAACCAACGACCAGCTCAAATGCCTGAGATTAAAGTCAATGAGGGCGTATTTAATAGGCGGATGAAATATATATAATTTTTTAATAAGTGATATACTGAAAACAGCTGGGTGCAACTTATACTGATGATTAAAAAAACAACTACAACTAAGAATACAGACGACACAGTAAATAAGGTAGTAAGTGCCTTTAACGCATCATGGAGCTATCGCTCTGGTTCATGGCACGATAAGTGGCAGAACATGAACAAATTATACAATTCAGAACGTGTATACGTTGGATATAACGGTATCTCTGATACTTTCGTACCAATGTCATACTCTTTAGTAGAAACAATGGTCTCTGCAACTAGTGGAGATAAGCCTGTAGTTGAATACATGGCTACCAAGCCAGAACAAGATGTTAACACTGAAGTATTAAACGCTCTTCTGTCTTACTACTGGGACATAGGGCAGTGGACACCTAAGCTCATACAACACAACCGTGCAATGTTTAAACTAGGTACAAGCGTACTAAAAGTATATTGGAACATTGACCATCCTTGTCTTGATATAATCCCTCTTCGTGACTTCTTCTGTGATCCAGCTGCAACATTCTTTAACAGAGATAACGCTGGCTATATGGGCCATAGATTCCTAGCTAACAAAAAAGAACTAGAAAAAGAAAAAGTAATTGATCCAGAGACTGGCGAGTTCGTACCTAAATACAAGAACCTTGATAAACTAGGCAAGTTTGATTCAGGTGAAGAAACAGACAAGCAAGACAAAGACAGTGAAATGGGCAACAATGCTGAGATGCCTCAAGACGAGAACCAGATTGAAGTTATCTGCTACGAGACACGTGATAAGGTCATCTACGTTGGAAACAGAGAGCAAGTAATCTATGAAAACATTAACTACTACAAACAACGTCAACAATTCTTAGGCTATAAGAACCCGACTGGAATGTTCTCTTATATAATTGATTCTTTCTCTCCAGATGAGTCACAACTTTACGGTAAGTCAGTTATTGAGCCAATCGCTAAGCACCAGGAACTTTTAAACGACCTTACTAACCAGAACATAGATGCTGTATCATGGGCAATTGATCCTGAAATGGAACTTGACCCACAGTATTCTAGCTATTTAGATAAGATGCGTTCCGCAACAGGTAACGTATATCCATTTAAACCAGGTTCATACCAGGCTGTACAGAAACCTATTATTCCTTCAAACGTCTTTAACGAGCGAACTAACATTAAGAATGAAATCCGTGAAGCAACTGCTATAGATGAAATACTCAAAGGTGTAGCAATGAGTGGAGAAACCACTGCTACTGAGGTAAAAGCTCAGCAGAACAGTGCAGGACGCCGATTTGGACTAATTATTTCTATGTTAGAGAATGGCGGATACTACCAACTAGCAAAACTAGTCTTCCAGCTTGTACAACTGTACGTAACAGCACCAGTAATGTTCCGTGTAATCGGTGATAAGGGTATTAATTGGAAAGAATTTGATCCTAATATGTTTAAGGGTGATTATGAGCCACGTATTAAGCTTAAATCAACGCTAGAAGACGAAAAACGATTCAAGATGCGTGATCTTAAAGAGTTATATAGCGCTATGCTTGGAAACCCTTACATAGATCAAGCTACTCTTACAAGATACATTATCCAAAAAGGATTTAATCTAGATCCTAAAGAAGTAGAGACATTAGTTAAAACCGAAGAAGAGTTAATGCAAGAAGCTCAGGGCAAACAAGGCAGTAAGCAGGCTGGAAGCGGTGAACCTAAGACAATTATTAACTATAAAGACGCACCGCCAGATATCCAGGCACAAATGGAAGAAGAATCAGGCTATCAAGCTTCTGTTACACACGAAGGCGCAATGGAGACTAGAGCTACTCAGCAAATGTCAGACCAGGCTCTTAATGGTGAGCAAATTGCTCCAGTCCCAACTACACCTCCTCAGCCAATGCAAGGTATGCAAGGAATGAGCGGTGCTCAAGGTGGACAGATGCCACAAGGCGGACAAGGTGGACAGTAATTGGTCTAACCAATATAAGAGTTTATTCTCTTCACCATTAGGTAAGCAACTTTTAAACGAATTAAACATAGTTAAGCAACGATTACAAGATGACGCTTCAGAGGCAAAAACTGCTGAAACCGCTTTTGGCTTGCTTCGAGAGGCAGGAGGTGTTATAAAGGCAATAGATCATTTACAATTTTTAGCAGTCGTACCTAAGCATGAGGGGGATAAAGACAATTAAAACTAAAAGTCGCCCAGTTTATCCTCCTCATTTCTGGGCAAGACATTAACAATTAGGAGTAAAGATGGATACCACAACCCCTACGGAGGGCGCTGTTTCAGCACAACCCACACAACCAACAGAGGCGGTAAAGATAGAAGGAAACGAGCAAATTATATCTACGGATGCTAATGGAACTCCAGACCTACAACCTATCACATCTCAAGACGACCAACCGAGTGCAGACACGGCCGTTGAAGATGCAACCGCACCAACACAAGCCGACGGTGACGATATAAAGTCATGGGCAGAAAAGAAAGGACTTCCTTTAGAAGATCCTGTTAAGATGGCCAGCATGTATCGTGAAGCCGAAAAGAAAATGCACGAGGCAACCCTTAAAGCGCGAGAATACAACACAGCTGTGATGGATCAACCGCTTATTGACTATACTGGTGACAGTGCTGTAGATCAGCTAGCTGTACAGGTGAATCAATTAACAATTCAAAATAAAGTGAATAGTTTTTGGGAGTCAACACCCGAAGCAAGAGAATTTGAAGGCAAGATGGCGGAAATTGTAGTACAACGACCCCACTTACAGAATGATCTTGATGTTTTATATGCCCTAGCTAGGAATGATCCTACGCGAGAAGCAGACTTAAAACGGGAAGGTGGTCGAGAAGCACTTACTAATCTTGCACAGAAACAACAAGCCGTACCTCCACTGGCGGCAGCAACGAATGCAGGTTCTTACGAATCCAATGTCATAAGCAACCAAAACGTTTATGAATTAATAGACCGTAATGACCAAGAATGGTTTCAAAAGAATTATTCTGCAATCAATAAAGCTATCTCAGGGAAATAATAAATTAATAAATTGAAAGAAATAAAATGGCAACAACAGGTGCATATAACTCTGGCAACGTAAACATCGGTGCAACAGCTGGTAGCGTATTCCGCCCAAATGTATGGTCAAAAGAAGTATTAATGTTCGTAAAGAGCAATCTAGTTCTTCTTCCACTCATTAAGCATTATGACGCTGACGTTCAATCTAGCGGACAAACTTTGGAAATTCCAAACGTATCTGCAATTAGCGCGAACCTAAAAGCTCAAAACACTGTAGTTACGCTAAACTACAACACAGAAACAAAAACAACTATCACATTGAACAAGCACTACGAAAGCTCATTCATTGTTGAAGACCTAGTAAAAGTACAGTCTGCTTTTGATCTTCGAAGCGATTACACACAAGCTGCGGCTTACGCAATCTCAGAGAAAATTGACAGCGACCTAGCTACAAACATGACAACTACATGGAAAACTGCGAGCCAAGCTTACGGTGCATACGGAACAGCTCTAAATGACAACCTCATCTTGACTGTTAACCGATACCTAAGTGAAAACAAAGCTCCACGTTCTGACCGTGCTCTAGTTGTACACCCTAAGGGTGAAGCAGAAATGCTTGCAATCGACAAGTATGTTCGTTATGACGCTTTAGGTGTTGGTGGTGACGCTAACTCTATCGCTAACGGTAAAATCGGACGCATCTACGGTGCTGACGTATACATGAGCCAAAACTTGGTTTATCTAGACACAGCTACTGATGAATACAATCACCTATTCTTCCACAAGGAAGCATGGGCAATTGCTATGCAGATGCAACCTCGTACTCAAGCGCAGTACAAGCAGGAACACCTTGGATGGCTCGTAACTGTTGATGTTCTTTACGGACACAACGCACTACGAAGCAACTTCGGTTTTGTTGTTAAATCCTAATAAAATAATAGGATCTACATTAAGGAACCCTTCGGGGTTCTTTTTTGTTATCTGTTAAATGTAGTAAAAAGTTATATTATCGTTGCCTTTTTTAATACGTTATATTATTGTGTTAATGTTAATTAAAGGAACAATTATGATAGACCCTCTAGTATTAGATAAAGCAAACGTAAAACTATATAAAATACCTAAAGAAATAGAGCTGCACCCAAGACAGAAGATGGCATTCTTGGAAGATCAACTCAACCAAGTTAAGTCACTACACTGGCGAGCACGTGTAGATATGTTGCATGCAGCACGTTTACAAGAAGACGAAAACCCTACACTAAAAGATAAGGGCTACACAAATATGGCACAGCACCGAAATGAAGCACAACAAACTATTGGCGCTGTACTTATGTTGAATAAACTAATAAAAGACTTAAAAGATGAAAACCCAAACATCGGCGAAACAACATCAGCCGACCACCCCGACGGCAACTAAACTAGCTGTCGTTTTACCTTCAAGGGGTTTAATGTTCTCTGAGACATTTGAAGAGCTTCTAAGCGAACTTGAGGGCATGGACTACGAAATATACTGGGCACACGCCAAAAGCCTCCCAGAGTGCTTTAATGAGCCCACAGAGCGTGCTTTGAAAGACCCTAGTGTTTATGCTGTGCTTTTCTGTGAAGATGACATGATTTTACCTAAAGGCATACTAAAAGAAATGTTTGCAGCACAATATCCAGTCGTAGCGCTTGACTATCCTTTCCAACAAGATGGTGACTCTACTTGCCTACACGATCCTGAGGGTTTTGCGTTCTGGACTGGTACTGGTTTTATCCTCGTAGCACGACCGATACTAGAACAACTTGAAAAACCTATATGGCGTACAGACCGTACATTTGATCCGTTTATCGATAAAGATACGATACACTTCTGGCCGCGTAAGCTAACTAAAGTCTTTTACGGACTACATGATTTAAACTTTGGCATGGTGCTCTACTCTTCTGGAGTACCTATTTATCCACTTGAACGTACCGCAGGCCAAAGGAAGTTAGTTAAACTAGGCGAAGTTCATTCTAATAAGGGCGCACATAATATTAAAGAGATCACTGTAGTTGGGAGAGATCTTGTGTCTGGTATGATCAACCCTGAAAACTCCAAGCTGTTTAGAGGTGCACTTAATCGGGTTAAGAAAGTAAAGTTCTGGGAAGAGATACCGCCTTTTATCTCATATGATGAAGATGATCAACCGTTCTTAAATGATGGGAGACAATTCAATGTCGTTAAATAAAACTTGGCACAAGATACCTAAAGGCATAAAAGTAGGAGTAATATTACCATCACGTGGTTTAATGTTTTCTGAAACTGCAGATGAAATACTGCAAAACTTAAAAGGTATACCACACAAGATATTTTTCTCACACGGTAAACCTATACCTGAGTGCTTTATTAGGCCAACGAACAGAGCGATTATAGACGAAGAGGTAACTCACTTTTGGTACATAGAAGACGATATGGTATTACCACCGAATGTATTGCAAGAGATGTTAGATGCAGATGTAAACGTCATTACCTGTGACTATCCCGTAACAAAAGATGGCCGTGGCTCTGTGTTCTACGATAAAGGCGGTCGTGTAGTGTTTGCTGGTACTGGTTGCTTATTAGTTAAAAGAAGAGTCTTTGAGAACTTAAGAGAACCATATTTTACAGATAAGATACGCTGGTCAATCTTAAATTACGGTGAATCAGTTAAACTAACAGCAAGCAAAAATGAATCAGGTGACGGATATGGTCTACACGATATAACGTTTAGCATTAAACTTTGGAAAGCTGGAATCATAATACAAGTACTTCCTATTAAGTTAGCTCAAAGAAAACTTATTAACTTAGGTAAAGCTGGAAGCAACAACGGTGCTCATAATATTGAAGTGTGGAAGAAGATTATAAAGAACAAGAGACTAAAAGCTATACAGTCTCAGCCTATTGCGTTAGGCGCTAAAACAAAACTTGTTACAGTAGACACTCCTACAGGTGCTGTAACTACTAGTCAGAAGCACGCAGACAACCTAGTCGCACAGGGCTTAGCTACATATCCAGCTAAAAGATTCACTATTATTGACGATAACGATATAGATCTATGAAGTTACTTATAGCGATGATTACGTATAATCGTTTAGACTATACTAAAAAGACGCTACGTAGTCTGTGGGCTACTATACAAACACCATACTATCTAGTAATCGTAGACAACAACTCTACCGATGGAACTAAGGAATATCTTGCGAATCTTGTAACACGTAATAGAGCTAATAAAGTAATTCTTAATCCAGATAACTATTATCCAGGAAAAGCTACAAATATCGGCTGGCAAAAGGGATTACAGGAATATCCTCAGGCAACACACTTAATGCGACTCGACAATGATATGCACTTTGAGAAAGGTTGGGATTTACGAGCAGCTGATTATTTTAAGAATATAGATAGACTAGGTCAGCTTGGCTTAGACTTTGACGGTGGAGAGAATAAAACTCCAAACTATTATAACGGCATGGGAGTAATTGAATGGCCTGGTTGTGTAGGTGGCCCAAATATAATTAAACGTGGAATATATGAAACAGGCATTAAATATAACGAAGCTCCTTGGGAAGGCTCACGTTCTAGGTCACAAGAAGATAGTCGCCTATCTCGAGAGATAAAGAACGATGGCTGGATCGTAGGACATATGGACGAACGCCTAAGCTGGACATTTGCTACTAAAGAGAACTGGAAAGATTATCCTGAGTATTACAAGAAAACTATGTATGACCGTGGTTATGATGACGAACTTAAATATTTGGAGACATTAGAATGAAAACAGTTCTTATTACTGGTATTGGCGGTTTTATGGGTAGTCATACCCTGCGACACGTGTTAACGACGACTGACTGGAAGATTATCGGTATTGATTCATTCAGGCACATGGGTAAAACCGATCGTATCACGCAGCAACTTAGTGATCAAGATCTATCCCGTTTAACATTGATTAGGCATGATCTCACTGTTCCTTTTAGCGAGCAGTTTGAACAAAAACTAAAAGATGTTGACTATGTACTTAACATAGCGTCAGAGAGCCACGTAGACCGCTCAATAACCGATCCTAGAGAATTTACCGAGAATAATGTTGCGCTTATTTTGACTATGCTTGAGTGGCTCAAAAAAAGTAATGTAAAGAAATTTATTCATATATCTACGGACGAAGTATATGGGCCAGCTACTGATCACAACCACAAAGAAGGAGAACCTTACCGCCCAAGCAATCCGTATTCAGCGTCAAAAGCCGCACAAGAAGCTATTTGCTACGCATACTGGAGAACCTACAACCTTCCAATAGTTATCACCAATACCATGAACATTATTGGAGAAATGCAGGACCCTGAGAAATTTGTACCGAAAGTCATGAAGCAAATTGCCAATGGAGAAAAAGTTACCATTCACGCTAGCAAAGACGGACAACCAGGATCTCGATATTATCTACATGCGCGTAATCAAGCAGACGCATTATGTTTTTTGTTAAAGAATGTCGTTCCTACTCGATACCCAGCAGAAGATCTAAACCGTTTTAATATCGTTGGTGAAAAAGAAGTCAATAACCTAGAGATGGCTGAATTAATAGCTAAATTTTATGGAGCAGAACTTCATTATGAGTTAGTTGATTTTCACTCATCACGCCCTGGACATGACCTACGTTATGGACTAGATAATACTAAACTTAAAGAATTGGGGTGGGTGGCCCCATTCAGCTTTGAAAAAAGTCTGAAATCAACCATAGAATGGACAAAGAATCACCCAGAATGGCTCCTATGATTAGCATACTTATACCTACAAGAAAAAGACCTCATAACATTAAACGATTATGGGACTCAGTTGTCAGAACTGCACAAAAACCAATGGAGATTGAACTTGTTTTGTACATAGACGAAGATGACAATACTTACAAGAACCTTAAAGTACCAATGAAGATTATAAAAGGTGAACGAATAGTGCTAAGTGATATGTGGAACAAATGTGCAGAAGTAGCATCTAATAACATTATGATGTACTGCGGAGATGATATTGTCTTTAGAACTAAGCACTGGGATAGAGAAGTCATAAACACTTTTGATAAACTAGAAGACAAGATTGGCTACGTGTTTGGTAAAGATGGATCAGTACACGACGGTAAATACGGTACCCATGGTTTCGTACATAAGAACTGGTTTAATGCGTTAGGTTATATATGCCCTCCAGTATTCTCTGGTGACTACTCTGATACCTGGATAAACGACGTTGCAAAGCTTGTAGATCGTCATATATTCATAGACATATTAACAGAGCATATGCACCCAGACTTTGCTAAAACAGAACTAGACGATACTTACAGAGAAAAATATGCACGCATGAACGAAGATAAGACTGCTGATATATATTTTAGTATGGCTGGCGAAAGAATGGACGATGCAACTAAACTACGAAAGGTAATGAAATGAGAGTAACAGTACTAGGCGGTGGTGGATTTATTGGCTGTAATTTAATTGCTTATCTTAAGAAAAAGGGTCACTGGGTTCGTGCAGTTGATAAAGACTTTCCAGAGTACAGAGAAAGCATGTGGGGCAAGGCAGACGAAATCGTTGTAGCTGATCTTTGTGAATATAGAGACGTATATAACTCTTTATATTATTCAGATTGGGTCGTGCAACTAGCTGCAGATATGGGAGGTGTAGGTTACTTCCACGGAGGCAATGATTACTATCCGTACATCAATAGTCATCAGATAAACCTTAACGTTTTAAAAGCAATGGATGAACATGGAATAAAAAGGATGTTCTTTTCTGCTTCCGCTTGTATTTATCCAATACATTTAAACGATAAGAGTGATAGTCCTACATTAACAGAAGACATGATGTATCCAGCAAACTGCGACATGAGTTACGGTTGGGAAAAACTTATGATGCTACGACTTTGTGAACGTGCACCGTTTAGTGCTAGAGTTGGTATCTTTGACACTATATATGGTGCCTACCAAGAGATGGAAGGTGAACGCATGAAGTTTCCTACGGCTATAGCTACTAAAGTACTAAAGGCATCTAAAGATGGTAGCGAAATTGAGATCTGGGGTGACGGTACTCAGCAAAGAGTATTCCTTTACATTGATGATGCAGTTAAACGGATATACAAAATATTATCATCTGATAAATATGAAGGGCCTGTAAACGTGGCTTCTGAGACCGAAGTCAACGTGACTCAAATAGCAGAGATGTGCTGTGAGATAGTAGGCGATCTAGAACTGCGAAATAAATTTAAATACTTGCTAGATAAGCCAATGGGTGTTATGTCACGCAGGACAGACGGCAGTAAGTACGATAAAGTTTATGGATCTGCAGAAGAAATTACACCTAAACAGGGATTTACTAAGTTAATTAAATGGTTACAATCCATATGATATACTTAACCTGTCAGGGCGTTAGGTAAATATTCCATGGATTTAGAAAAAATAGACGCCTATAACTCTCAGTTAAAAGAAGAAGCTGAACGCAAAGAAGAACTATCTACTATAGTTGAGGTTGGCAATAAGGTTAAAAAAGCAGTTGAATATTCAACGGTTAAGTTAATCTCAGATAAAAGAGTCAATCCTCAAAAAGTTAATATCATTAATGATATAGCTACTGCACGGGACATGTCTAAGGTTATATCAGCGTTAGATAGATTAGCCGTAGTCTTAAAGCCTGAAAAGAATGATGATACTAACGTTGTTTCTGCTATGGACAAAGTCTATACGGCGATAAAAGATATACCTAGGTTTATGCCTGAGACTCCAGAACCTGTTGAAGACGTTACTATTACTAACATTACTGAGATACAGAAGTACATTAAACCTTTAATTGACGCTATAAATAAACTTGAACTTAATCCGATATTTGATCCCCGTATAGAAGTTAAACCTGCAGATGTAAAGATTGCGACTGAAAAGGTTGACACGGAACCATTACTTAGAGCCCTAGAGTCTGTCGCTAAAGAGGTAACTAAGTTAACTCTCAAAGAACAACCTGAAACAAATTTATCCCCACTAGTAGAGGCTACTAGGGCTACCACTAAAGCTATTAACAATTTGCAGTTCCCAGTACCGAATTACATACTTCCATTTAAAGATATAAGCGGCAAAGCCGTACAAGTTCAACTAGATGCTTCTGGCAATGTACCAACAAGCAGTAGTGGCGGTGCTACGACTTGGGGCATATCTGATATAGAAGCTACGGCAACTTATAAATACTTCGGCTTTCAAAAATCTGATAGTGGCTGGTATATAATGAGAAAGACCATAGCAACTAAGAAGTTTGAATACGTAGCAGGGGCATCAGCTTATTCCACAGCCTGGACAAACCGAGCAAGTCAAACTTATACAGATTATGCGACAGCATTTTAGAAAGGAGTAAAAATAATGATAGCAAAAATAACCTCAAAGTCAGAACTAACACTAAACCTTACACAGCATTTCGTGTTTGATATCTTAGATGGCGATACACCAATTCTAACTAGCCAAGTAGTAGAAGCTATACCATCTAACGCCCAAGCTGAAATTAAAAGCCGATTAGATGCATTTGTAGCAGAATATCAAGTATCTCAAGATATTGAAGTCGGAACGGAGATAAGCTAATGGCATTAAGAACTTTTGTATCTGCTGGGTCATATGATACTCACGTCGGAACTGGTACGGTAACTACCACTTCACAGAACATTACCGCTGCTGGTGTTACTAGTGCTGGATTTACTGCACCTAACTTAGTCAATGCGGCTACAGGTGCTTGGGTATACGTCTCAGCATTGCCTACAACTATTAACGTAATTGTTGAATTGCAAGAGTCTACTGTTACAAAAGCCAGTGCGACAATGAACAACGCAGATATTAGGCTTGGCTGGAATTATGCTAGATTTGGAACACCTTATACTTATGCAACTCTGACTGCCTCAGCTTACAGAGTTAAAGTGTATAGCTCAGGAGGTACATCAGGAACAGTTCTTGCTGCAACTACATCAACTCTTTTGACAACTACAACTTATAACACGGCTTCAGCTTTAGCGGCTAATGATGATGTATGGGTAGCTGGCTTTCACAACTCAGGGCTTACAGCCAAACAACTTGTATTCTCTGGGGCTGTTGCTAGCGTTGTTGGTTCAGGTACAGATAAGACGATGCAAGATGGAACTGCAGTTACAATGGGAGCAGCTATAACTGTTGGAACTGGTGGTGGAGTATCAGCAGACACTACAATATCAACTTCTCTAACAGTTAGAGGTTCTATCATATGCTCTGGCACAGGAAGTTTTAACTGGTCTGGTAATGTTTCAAACAAAGCTCTTGTTTCTACTTTAACAATAGATTGCAACACGACTAACGGTGAGTTTGGTATTTTCACATCTGGAAGCAACAGGGGCGGTCAGCTTACATTTACAGGAGCAGATTATATAGCGTCAACTAAGTACGCTTCAGGACTTGGAACTGCTGCTAGCCCTTTAATTGTATCTACAGGCTGGGACGCTGCTGTTGGTGATGAAATAGTAATCGGTACTTCTACTGCCTATAACCAAAACGAAATAAGATATGTCATTACTCGCAACTCATCTACCTCATTTGTACTAAGTGCTACTGCTGGAGGCGTAGAAGCCGCTCTGACCTATACGCACGCTGCTGGGGTACATATGGCTAACTTAACTAGAAACTGCATCGTAAAGCCTCTTACAACGACCAGAGGATATAAAGTATATTCACAAAGCACTCTATTAACATCAGACTTTGGATTAACACGATGGGAATATTCTAGTGCAGCCTCAGCACACGGACTTAACTTTAAGAACACAGCTGCAAGCGTAGATACGATGGATAAGGCAGTCTTATATCAAAACTCTGCTGGTACAAGAAATACATTAAACATTAACAGCTGTACTACCGCCGCTACAATTACAGATGTAGTTGCATATAATAATCTTTGTACCAACACATCGAACGCTGCCATTGGTACTCTTACATGTTCAGGTCAGACATTTTACAATTGTTTAGATTTTGGAGGAGCAGGTGCAGCTGTTAGCGGTTCATCATTCTCAGTAAGAACAAACTCATCAAACGTAATTTTTGATAATTGCCATTCATACGGAGCTAATGGTTCTAACACCGCAGCAATCGCCGCTATATATGTTAGTAGCTCAAACAACATTACTTTTAAGGACTGCACAGTAAATGCTGCCAGAACTAACGGAATTTATTTTAGCTCAGCAGTAGCAATATTATTTACTAATTGTAATTTTGGAACGCTATTTACCAATGTGATAGATATCTTAACTCTTACTACCACCTACAACACCGCACTATTTAAGGATTGTACCTTTGCCTCTGCCACTCTAATAAGTGGGTACTTAAACCAGCTTGATGGTTCAGATATAGCATTCCAAGACTTTGGGACAAACTCATCATCTCACCGCTGGTATTCTAATAAGGGCTCATTCTGGTCAAGTGGTTCAGGACTAACAGATACCACTGTAAGGACTGCAGGCTCACTAGCTGTAGCAATCAAGCCTGAGAACTCTACTGCTGGAGCAGCAATGACATTCAAAGTACCTGCTAACCCTACATCTCAGGTACAGGTCTATGGTTACTTGTATCGTAATGCCACATTTAGCTCTGGAGTATTAAACGTATCCTTGTATCTACCAGATACTTTGCTTACTGCATCGCCTGACGATACTGTCACAATGGCTACTACTACAGGAGCTTGGTTGCCGTGGACACTAACTGCTAATTACACCTCTAGCGACAGTAGATACGCAACAGTAGTTATAACCGCATTTACCGCTACAGCTGGGGCTTACGCATTCCTTGATGACATATATGACGCTGGACTTACTAACAAAGTAGCAGGGCTAGACCTATGGGATAACGGACATATCAGCCCAATTATCGTTGCGGCCGATTACTCTTCTATACCTGACCAATCTCGCGTAGCAGTCTGGAGTGATATTGATACATACACCACAGGACAAAAAGGTTTAGTATTACAAGATGCAGCAGACGATGCAGAACTAGCGGCAATTAAATAACGTGATACAATATTAATAACTGGGTGTAAGGATTATAATGAGTTACATCTTCGGAGACCTTAAAACAAAATTACAGACACAAGTTGGTGATGCTAACTTAAGTACAACTATTGCAGGAGACGCATTAAACTATACCCAACAGTCAATTTTTAACACCTTTGACATTACACTTAACTCTGCTTCAAGCACTAACACAGTGACTGCTGGAACCAATACCTTTGCTACCGCACTTCCAACAGACTTACAGCGATTTATTAACCTAAGAATAACTTCTCCAGTAGGTTTAGCTGTAAACTTAAAAAACTATTACATGACACCAAATGATTTTAGAGATCAATATCCAGCGGTAATAACAACTGGTCAACTTAGCAACTGGACTTACTGGACTAGTGTAGAGTTCTCGACTCTTTCAGATCAGACATACACATTAACTTTTGATTATGTTAAATCAGTAACACAGATGTCATCCGCTTCAGACGTACCTGCTATACCTGAACCTTTTGAGGAACTACTTATCTTAGGGGCAAAAATAAGAATTTACGAACAAAAAGAAGATTTTGACTATGCTTCACAATACGCTAATCGATATGCTGATCTATTAGAAGCTTTTACTACTAGGTATTCCACTAGACAAGTAGATGTACAAGCAAACGTACCAGGTGCGAGAGTAAGAGTATAAAATGAGAATACGTAGAGTTGCCTCTCCACCGACAGCGAGACGAGCGACAGAGAAGTTGATACAGACTTTCTCTGGTCTTAATACGACCGCTCCATATACTCAAATGAAAGATTCAGATTCGCCGTATTTCTATAACGTGCGATTATACGCTCGCAATGCATCCGATAGACGAGTAGCTATTGGAACACGCAAAGGCCCAGGCTTTTATTCTGTACCTGTAGGCGAAACAGTTGATCAACAACAAACAACTGTGACTGGTGCTGCAGATCAATCGATTGGAACATCTACATGGAACGCTAAGAAATTTACTGCGGGTGCTACGGGACGTTTAACTAAAGTTGAACTTAACTTAAAGTACGGAACAAACCCATCACAACACCTTGAAGTAGCTATATACTCAGACTCTGGTGGGAGTCCAAGCACTCTGCTTGCCTCTAGTTCAATCTTATCAAGTGAGATTACCGCAAGTTACGTTTATGAAACAGCACGCTTTGTAGAGGCTCCTGTGGTGTCAAGCGGTACTAGTTATTGGATAGTCGCATATATGCAAGAAGGTGGCACTGGAGACTACAAGTGGTCATCTACTACTGCAGCCACTACAGCTAAGACTTCTTCTAACCAGGGCGGTTCTTGGGCCACTACTACATTTGATTTAAATTGCAAAACATATGTATCGACCAATAAGCCCTTACTTGGAGGTATACGATATACTCCATCTAACGCAACAGCTAAAACTATCATTGCCGTTGGTACTGCGGTTTATTCTGTTTCTGACGTTAACGGTTCGCTAACAGCACTAAAAACAGGTTTATCGTCAAGCGCAACATCATATGCCTTTGCACAGTCCAATGACGTTCTATATGTCTGTAACGGTGTCGACACTCCGCAACAATACGATGGTACAACGTGGCAAGATGTAAGCGCATCATCTGGATATACAGGAACCATACCTATATCTAAGTTTGTGATATTTCATAAAAACAGACTATGGGTCGTAGATAAAGACAACCCAACTTTACTTAAGTACTCTGATCTTGGTGAATATAATAAATATACTTCCACCAATATAGTTTATGCTCCTTCTCCTAAGTCAGGTGATCCAATTACAGGACTTATGGTCTTCCAAGATAACCTAATCATATTTACTAGAAAAACTAAGTATGTATTATTTGGTGATGATCCAGGCAACTTTGTATTAAGGCAATCTTCTGGAAAGAAAGGCGCAGTAAATCAAGCGTCAATTGCGACTAGCCCTAACCACATATACTTCTTAAATGACGATGGAGTGTACCGATATAACGGTTCCGCAGACGAACTAGTAAGTGACCCTATACAGACAGAAGTTAATAACATGTCAGATAAAACTAAAGCATCTGCTGTATATCACGCCAACTACTACAGACTTTATTATCCTGCTGGTATAGCTGTGACTAACGACTCTTGCATTCTCTGGGACGATATAAACCGTGTCTGGCTAAGAGACTCAAACACTTATGTAGATAAGTCTTTCGTTAACGAAAGCGAAGAGTTATATGAAGGATCTTCACAAGTAGGATCTATATATTACGCAGAGCAAGCATATTCAGATATGGGACGTCCAATTGCCTTTAAATACTGGACTAAATACTTTGGTGACGGTATTCACAAGATATTTTTAAGACGTGTACTTCCATCTATCAGACTGCAGACGCAACCCTACGACCTATCGGTCAGCATAGACATGGATCAAAAAGGAAACGTTCCTTTACAATACACAATATCTGCACAGGCTTCTGGAACATCATGGGGAGGCGGTACGGTCTGGACGGACAACGTTACAGTGTGGGGAAGCTCAACGGTTTCTACGCCTACAATCCTACAAGGGTCAGAAGCTTTCTGGCATCAGATTAGATTCGAGCAAACAGGTGTTGATACACCAGTAGAAATACTTAGCTATCTCCTACAATTTAGATCAAGACGGATTGAATAATGGCCGGCTTTCGCTCCATAACCCCCAACATAAACATCAATACTCAATCTGGACAGTTACGTACAGAACTTCTAAACACGTTCTCTCGTCTTGATGGACAGTTATCTCAAGCCCCTTACAAGCTAGCGTCTCAGAACGGGCCAGTTGGTAACGCAGGAACAGCAGAAACTGATTTAATGTCGACCACCATAAACTTTGGTACCTTATCCCAAATAGGTACTTCTATATTAATATTTGCTTGCGGACAAACTAACGCTAATGCCAATAACAAAACCCTTAAATTAAAGTTTGGTAGCACGACAGTATTCTCTAGTGGTGCTATCGCTATGAACAATAAAGACTGGTCACTTCAAGCAGAGATAATCTTTAATGGTGGCGGATCCCAGATGAGCTATGCAAATTTCTCATATAACGGTGGAACTTCTGTAGTAGATACAAACACATCAAGTGAAAGTATTGCTAATAACGTTATTCTTAAATTTACAGGTGAGGGCACAGTAAATGACGATATATCAATATATTATTACAAGGCGATACTTTTAAATTAGCGTTAAATATTATTAAATGTAGTATACTAAGAGCAACTGGGTGTTACAGGGGTAAATATAGTGGCACGAGAACTGTCCTCCATAATGTCAGAACTAGGTAGCGTGTATGACCCGCAGCGTCAACTCGTTAAACAACAACAAGAAGCAATAGATCCAGCTATGCAAGCTCAAGAAGCTGGCCTAATGGCTGCTAAAACCGATGCTTTTCAATCTATCAACGAAGCAGCTAACAGAAGGGGTATGTTTTATTCAGGTGTACCTTTAGCTGAACAGGCTAAATATACTGGTAGTACTTTCTTACCAGCTGTAGCAAACCTTAGAAGTAAATACCAACAACAACGTTTTAATTTACAAGACGCTCTTAATCAAATTCAAAAAGATCAATCTACACAAGCTTACGGAATTAGACAGAATGAATTAAATACTGAAGAACAAAAACGTCAGTTTGATGCACAACTAGCTGCGCAACGAGCTGCTGCTGGTGGCGGTGGTGGATTCTCTCCATCATTCGGTGGCGGTATAGCAGGTGGTGGCGGTGGCGGTGCACCAGCTGGATACACGCCAGAAATACAAGCTTTATACGACAAAATGTTCTTTATGCAAGGTGGTGGACAATGGGGCGATAACGAACTAAAAAGTGACTATAACGCTACATTATCAAGCGCTAACAGAGGTAACACCAATGATCAATTGAAAATACAGCTATACCACGCTAACAGGCCAGATCTATTTGGAGCAACCGTAAGACCTTTTACAGCTCCTAAACCAGTACAAACTTCAGGTGGAGTACCACGCTTTGTGGCACAACCAACTAATATCAGCCGAAGTATTAGAGGAATAAGATAATGAGTCCTGAGCTCATAGCATACCTACAGCAAAATAGTAGATCTCCTGCAACAACAGAAGGTAAGTATGCTTTTCAAAATGGGCAATACGTAGATAGACAGCCGACTCAACAGCCAAAGAAAAAAGGCAGAGGCGGTTTTCTAACTTCTATTTTATCTGAACTTGCAGGTGGTGGTGGTGCAGCCGCTGGAGCTGCAATTGGTGCGGGATTTGGTGGTGTAGGTGCTATCCCTGGTGCAATTATCGGAGGACTTATCGGTGGTACTGGTGGACGATTAGCAGAAAATAAGATACGAGATAACCAATATGGTCTAGGCTCAGCCGTTAAAGAAGGATTACTTAGCGGTGCTTTATCAGGTGCAGGCGAAGCATTTAATCTAGCAAAAGCAGGTAAAGCTATTACTGGAGAAAAGGGGCTTGCAAGCACATTGAAGAACATTGCTGCTGGTGGAGCTGAACAAACAGCTAAAATAGGAAGACTTGAAAATATTGGTAAAGGACTTAAGGCTAGTGGTATGGGTCTAGCTCAGGGTGCGACTGCTCCAGGACTACAACCACTTGGTGCAGCAAGAAGTGATGAACTTATAAAAGCTATTACATCTTCAACTAGGAAAGGTGGATTTGGAATACCTGTAGGAAGTCCAGAAGCTATGCAAAAAGCCTTGGAACCTAAACTAGCAAATCTTGGCCAGCAACTTACACAGAAGTATGCTGCTAACAACGTACAGTTAAGCGCAAATGAAATTAGCAAACTAAGTTCAAGCATACTTAAGAAGGTTACAACTCAAGGCGGCCTTGATGCAGGCGCTACACGATATGCTGAACAACAAGTATCAAGATTAGCCAATGCAAAAGATATTAACGGACTATGGAACTTTACTAAACAGTTAGAGGGAGTTTCAACTAGCCTCGGTAAAGGCTCTACAGCAGCTACAACAAATAAGAACGCAGTTATAGATGTAATCCGTGGTGAAATTAGACCATTCCTTAACACTAAAGTTCCAGGTGTTGCTACTGATAATGCTTTATGGAGTTCCGCTACTAACGCTAACAAACTACTTCTAAAGTCATCTCGTAACCAAGCTGGCGGCGGACTTGTCGGTAAGGTATCTACCCTGCAACCTGTTAAAGCTGCTGAAAGTATTGTTGGATCAAAGGTTGAATCACTAGGTAAGGTATTGGCTGGAACTGGCGGGCCAATTACTAAGGTTACAAATCAAATGATACGCCAAGTACCTGCAAGTCTAGGACGAGCCACATACGGTGCCCTACAGGCTCCAGAAGCTCCATTACAGCAAGATACTGGCATGCAGCCAGGAATGGACCAAGGAATGGCTCCAAATCAGTTTATGGGCGGTGCTCAGGGTATGGTAATGGATCAGGGAATGGGTGGAATGGGTGGAATGCAACAACCAGAAGTCTATAGTCAGCAAGCAGTCATGGCTGACATTCAAAGAGACCCCAAGAATGCTTCAACTTATCTTAAACTATATGAAACATTTACTCCCAAGCAGCCTACCTCTAACATAGGTAAAACTTCCGCAGCACAGTATAACCTTGCTCAACAGGGAACTAATGCACTTACTCAGTTAGCTGGCATTATCCAAAGAGATCCTGGAGTAGTTTCTAAGTCAGGTATCCCTGGTAAATCACTTCCATTAGTTGGTGGATATGTACAAAGAGCAGCTGGGACTACAGAGTTTGATACTCTTGGATATGCAGCAGTAAGTTCACTTCTAAGAGCACAGTCAGGTGCTGCTGTACCAGACAGTGAAGTACGCGCATACATGAAAGCATATCTGCCTAGACCTGGTGACAGTAAAGAAGCTATAGACAGAAAACTTAATACCTTAGCATACGGCTTCCAAACAGTCATGCAAGGTGGCGGTCAGCAAGCTAACCAATACGCACCACAAGATTTACAATCCGCACTAATGCAAACACAAGGAAACTATTAATATGGCTACAATTTCATTAACACTACCATCAGACGGTCAGACAATTGACGCAAGCGACGTAAACAATCCGTTCAATACGATTGCTGCTGAAATTAACGGCAACCTAGATAACTCTAATATTAAAGCTGGAGCAGCTATAGAACGATCTAAGATTGCTGGATTTACTGATGGGTGGGAATCTCTAGGCTACGCTCCTACTACTATCACCGCTTTAGGAAACCGATCCTATACAGTCCTTGTTCCTTCAGTAGATACAACAAGTGCTACATCTCCAGGACAAAGACTTAAACTACCTCGTACTGTAACAGCTCCTACACAGTGTACTGATTTAGAATCGGGAAGTTCTCAGTATTATTCTAAAACTAGCCCAGCGGGTATGACGTTTACTGATGACTTTACTGCAAGTGCGTGGGTTAAACTGGAGAGTTATACAGGCAGCAACATGGCTGTGATAAGCCGTTATAATGGCACAAATGGTTATATCCTTAGTATCGGTTCAGCGGGACAAATCACTCTCGGTGGTTATGGTGCTGGAGTAAACAGAGTTGTAACTTCGTATCAATCAGTTCCTTTGAATAAATGGGTACATATCGCAGCAACAATAGACCTCTCGGGTAGTTTAGGAACCGTATACATAGATGGTGTGCTTGTGCCCTCACTTGTTACGAGTGCGGGAGCTGGCCTAGCGGCTATAACTCAAGCTGGTAACTTTGAAATAGGTTCATATAACGGTGGAACAAACTTATTCGACGGTAAAATCGCTCAAGTTGCACTTTACTCAGCCGTCCTATCGGCAGCTACAATCCGAGCTTCAATGAACCAAACCCTTACAGGCTCAGAAACTTCTCTAATATCTGCCTACACCTTCAACAACTCCCTAAACGACCTATCAGCCAACGCTAACAACCTTACGGCTAACGGAAGTGCAGTAGCTACCAACGCGGACACACCTTTCACCAACCCTGTCACAGGAACTTCTGTAACCGCTGGTACTACCAACTATGGAATAATCATGGCACAGACCTTCTCTACTAACACTACCTACACAGTCCAAATACCAGAAGGAGAAACACTCCCTACTACAGGTGGAATAGGAACAATTAGTTACTCCACACAGAAGACTCCGTATGGCTTTCCAGGACAAAGAGGCAAGTGGCAATTAGAATACTTACTAAGAACACTCTTATCTCAAGCAACCCCTACTTCAGGAACGTGGTATAACCCTGGTACTGCAAATCTATCAGTTCCAGTTGGTGATTGGAATTTACATTATATGGCCGCACTTCAAGTTAGCGGTACCAATCTATATAGATGGACGGCGGCCTGCCTATCAACTACAGCATCTTCTATATCTGGTGCTAATGATACGCACACTATTGGCGGTGCTGCAACTAATATAGATGTTGGTGGTACTGCAACATGCCTACCTGTCCATAGAAGTGTAACTACTCAAACACCTTATTACTTGAATATCTTAGAAGAGGGTGCTGGGGCAACTTTTGTGTATTTTCTTGGCGATAGAGCAACAATACGCATAGCGGCAGAGAACGCTTACCTATGATTCAAGAAATAACAACCACTGGTCAAGGAGTACGTCACGGTTTTCGTAAAACTAGGTTTTATCGAATATATACTGCTGCTAAGACTCGGTGCGAAAACCCCAACTCAGATTCCTATAAACGGTACGGTGCGAGAGGTGTCACGTTTGAGTTTGATAGTTTTGAAGAATTTCGTGATGCTCTCTATGAAGCATACTCATTACACGTTAAAGAACACGGTGAGCGAGATACCACGATAGAACGCCGTGATACCAACGGGGGCTACACCAAAGAAAACTGCACCTGGGCAACAATGGCGGAACAGGCTCGAAACCGTAGAAGCACTAAGCACCCCGATTGGTTAGCTGGCGTAAAGCTCAAGGGGAAACGCTGGGTAGCCCGACGTAGTATAAACGGCACGCAGGTTTACTTGGGGTGTTTTGATACCGCAGAACAAGCACATAGGGCTTACTTGAAAGCTATATAGGAAATGAGATGACACCTACACCTAAAAAAGAAAACTACGAACTCCTACTCTACAGACTAGATCAGATTGATCGCAAGTTAGACGAGATGTCTAGGAACTATGTGACTAAACAGGAGTTTGAAGAATTCAAAGATGTAGTACACCAAGAACTAAAAAAGAAATCATTTGCTACCTGGATTAATCCAATTATCGCTTCTGTATCTACTGCTACAGTAACTTTTCTGTTAATAGAATTTATAAGAAATAAATAAGGAGGATTATGAACGAATCATACTACCC